GCCTGCGGTGCCATGCCCTGCCTTTTCGGAATCCCGCCACCAACGGACACGATGTCGTTCATGACGTAGTCGCCGAAGCCAACAATGTTTGACAAACCTTTACCAAGCCGCGCGCCAGCGCGTTGGAAGGTGCCTTTAGGCACCATCGACCCCAGCTTGTGCGCGACGGCACCAGCCAGGGCCTTGGCAGCCAACGTGTAGTCGCCTGCCCCTGTCATCGATTTTGCGGGAGCGCCTTTCTTGCGCTGTGGCTTCTTACCCGCCTTGCCACCCTTACGGTTGCTGCTGTTCTTGCCTGCCATCGAAATGAAATCAAGATTCGTTGATAAAGTAGTCCTAAACGGAGCTGTGAAAGTGTTGTGACTCTGTAACTTTATTCCTGTCCCACCCGCCACCCAGCCGCTCACGCAGCCCAACAGAAACAAAAGTCCAAAGCTCCACCGCATCCGCCTGGCCACATGAACAGAACCGCAGGGCGGGTGGTCAGATGACAAAGGCTCCTTCCCGTAATCCTTGGCTACGAGAGTACGAAGACTGATCAGGTCGCCGGACCGATGCTCACCACGCATCGTCCTCTCAACCAGCGTGTTGACGTCTTCCACAACCGCCCCATACGACACACCGTAACGTCGGGAGATAAACTCCTCACGCTGTGCGTACGTTCCTGGGATTGACTTGCCAACCGGGAAATAAGACTCACTGGTCGGCCCGCAATCTTGGGGCAAATGAGGCAGCAGCCGGCGCAGACCGCGTACCACCTCTGGAAACAACGCCAAGTCGTGCGTCAAACCCTGGATTTTGCTTGCCAACAACTTGGCTGGGTTGCCTGTGGAAGCAACCGCCGTGCATTTCATGAGCGACCTACCAAGCTTAGGAGCAAAGCTCCAACCGTCGGCACTAGGCGCCATAACGCAACTGCAAAAATCCAAGTTCGCACCCGGCTCCGAACGGCTCGCCTCACCAGCCAACTCGTACTCAATCCCGTAATCCTTCGACGCTTCACAAAACGCCTCAAAAGATGAGCTACGCCTCATGCAGTCTACTATGATCACGACACCGAGCACTGTGTTCCAGTAAAGCGTGTCAGGATCGCCCGAAGCAACATCCCCGATCACGCCAAATTTGACGCCGAGCCCCTTGTAAGATCCACGGCGACGTATCATCGCGTCAAGCACTCGGGCAACGCCTGACGGCATTCCGACCTTGACCAAATGACGATACTTAAGACGCAACAAGCCGGGGCCAACATGAGCATCCCAACGACTGGCGTCTATCGCGTAAACCTTCCTACCCCATACGAGGAACCCGTCGTCGCCGCAGTCAATGACAGCGTCCTCGCCCGCATCTAGGCATTGACGTATCACGACTGCGACCTCCGCTTTCGTTCTCCCGAACGCCATCAAAACCCGTATCCCTCCAATGCGACTTCCCTCGCCACCATCAAAAACCAAACTGGCACGATTGCCAAACGCAGTGAAGTACGGTCCCAACAAAACCTGCACCTCATCCGTTGAAGCCTGGATGGTACGAGGGTCGCTCGAAGCGACAAGGTATCGGCGCCCAAAAGTCAGGTATTTGTCCTGCTGAGCCAAATTGATCTCGTGTTTGATGAAGCAGCTGCGCTTCGCCCACAAATTCGGGGCGCCGAACACTACACTGGCGAACCAAGACATACCAAACACAGCAAGTTTCTCCAAAGACGCCAAATACCGCGCGCGTTTCTGTGGCGGAAATTTGGACGCCCAAACCACTGTGTCGTCTGGTTCGCAATGCCCCATCTTGGTGGACACCTCGTCCAACAACTTCACTAGACCATTCGTGCTCCGAACTTGTTCCGGAGTTTCCTTCATGACGCGGCCGACAAGTGAGTGCAAGGCATTGGCCTGGTTGCCCTCAAAAGAAACAACCGGCACAAACTCACTCATCAGCCCCGTAAGCCTGTTC